AAATCCCCGTGTCGATAAGATGATGGCTGAGATGCTTGAACCCGATGAATATGAGAACTGGGGCAAGCTGGTTGGCATTATGGATAAAGCCTTTTCTGTACAAAAAGGCGGATCCGTTACCCAACCATTGCTAGCATTAGAAAGACAACTATCAACTGAGGCAGCTGGCTTAACTGGTAGAGCATTAGAAACTGTATTAGCCATTACAAGATTGCCAGCAAGACTATTCAGTACAACTTTTGGCATAGGTCAGGCTGGTGACGATATAACTAAAATGATTGCACAAAAACAAACACAAGGTTATTACGACAAGATAGCCGAAGTATTGTTTGATCCTACTGCAAACAAAAGCGTAGATGAAGCATTTAACTTTATGAATACTTTCCAGTACGGTGCAACACAAACAGGGGTGAGGGGAGTTACTGAAGGGGCTGAGGCTTTAACTGAAGAGGATGTTCCTTACAGAGGTGGGCAGAGAGAGGAATATCTAGAGAACCTACAATCTAGTCTAATGCAACCGCAATCACCTATGCTTGATGTAGACATGTTTGAACCGCTACCAAGTTTAGATATGGGCACAACACAGTTTGCTATGTCGCCAACTATAGTTCCTAGTGAGTCAGATAGAGAAATCGCTATGCGACAAATGCAGAAAAGAGGATTAGGTAGTCTCGTCTAATACTATTTCGTCTTGTTCAAGACTGGCTTCAATCATTGCACCATTCACAATAAAATCCATCTCATAACCAAAGACTTCCGTGTCGTTTAGTTTTAACACTAAATTTCTTGAGATCAATCTTAACAACGCTGCTTGATGATGCAGAGTTAATCTGCTAAATAGATCCAACACTTCTTGTGGCTGAAGTTTATCTTGATAGGTGCTTGGTAAATTCTTAGGCTCTTTCTTGAAAAGGTTTTTTAACATGACTTAATTGCTCTCTCTCTATAATTTTTCGTGCTTGGTTAAGTGATATATTAGACTTTTCAGCTAAATGTTCAAGCCTTTGCCTTGGATAGTAGCCATTTTCCCAAGCATCAATAATAATTAATTTTTTTTCAACTTCGCTTTTTTGCATCCATGGTTTTACATTTTTTTCTTCGTTGCCATAGACATCCTCTGCGGATCTGCCACAGCCTTGACAAACTTTGTCTGAGAAATATGTAAGAGAACAAACGCCAATACAAGGATTTTGATGTAGCGAACTGCTCTCATTAAAAACAACAAGAGCTTTGTCTTTGATGCTCATATTATGAGGCAGCGGACAGCTGACTCCCTTCTTCGTTTATTTTTTGATACTCTCTCTCAATCAAAAGTTTTAGTTGATCTATCTTGGTTCTTCTTTCCGAATTGCAAATAGTTTGCAGCATATCGTATGTGTCCACATCAATAGCTAGTGACTTTCTGCCTTTCGGGTATTTTGAATTTATATCCATATTGCTGTCTATTTTATACATGTTTATACCTCTTTGCAAATATATATTCAAAAATATAAATTTCAATAATTAATTGTATAAAAATGTATACATTTGTATAAAAATGCTTATAATATAAATGTGGCTATTGATTTTAAAAAGGAGGAAATGATGGCTGTTAAAAATATTGAAAATATTAAAAAGGGTACAAAGCTGATCACTGGACATTTGGGCGTTCCAGTTAGTGCTATTGCGGTTGAAAGCATCAAGCAAGGCAAGGGGTTAAAAAAAACATTGCTGGTTAATGTCAAGGGAACCGAAGTTGGTTTGTTTGATGAGATAGGAAGCATTTATGTTGACGATATTTTGGAGGTGGTGTAATGCAGAAAGAAGTGTTAGATAAAATGATTAAAAAAGTTTGGGCAATAGAACCTTTTCAGTTGTTCAGAGAATTAGTTGACAATGATCTTTGGGAGGGAGGAACCATTGCTGCTGAGGATATGTTTAACGATGAGTTTCTTTTTAAACCAAGAGCTGCATTGGTTGCCCATCTTTACCAAAAAGAAACTGGAGAGGTTTTAGCGTGAACCACGCTGGATCAACAAAAGACGAGCACTACTACATAGCTAGTGGTGCTGAAAACAAGATGTATGTCTTGAGATATCATTGTGACGAGCAGTGGTTTGTTGGCGACAAGATTGGGCAAAGCAACAAAGATTGGCATATTAGCAATCTTTCTATTGATTGGGACAAAGCTCTAGCCAAGGCTAAGGACTATGTTGATCATGTCAATGCCAACAGAGAGAATCCTATTAACTTGTATGGTGAGCCAGTCGTTCTTGACAAGATTACTCAAAGAGACAAAGAAGTCATTGAGGCTGAGAAACTTGCTAGGGCAGAACAACAAGCTAAGTTTGATGCTTGGTTTGAGCAAAAAAAGAAATGGGAAGCAGAGAAAAACAATAATTTTGTTTATGCATGTTGGGCAAATCACATGGCTAAAGAGTGCAAGAGATTTGATGCTCTTCAAACCGCACCACTTGATACTGAGAAACGAGTTACTTTGAGAGGCACTGTTAAGGCTATCAAAGAATATCCTGATAACTATTCTTACGACAACGATTACATTTACAAAGCAATCATCGAGCTTGATGGTGGTCAAACTGTATTTGGTACTAACTTTGCAGAAGTTGGCGACAATGTGGTGTTCGATGCTAAACTTGAAAAACCAAAAGATTTTGATGGGACTTTTTATTACTACAAAAGACCTACAAAAGTAAAAATCCTATAGGGGGGAATATGAAAAAAAATAAAAGAACTTACGCTGTTACTTTAGACGGTAAAGACTATCAATTTTCTTACGATGCCGAAGTTGCTAGAAAGTTTTACGATGAGCTCGTAAAATGGTATGGTATGTCAAGGGTTACAATTAAAATTATAGAAGAAGCAGCATGAATCTAAAGTGGGTATTATTTGTTACTTATGGTGTACAACATATTGCCCACAAATCAGCTTACGGTATTTTTAAATCTTATGAGGATGCTGAATTGTTTGCGATACAGTGCTTTGACGAAGGTCAGTTTATAGCAGAGATTATTCCTTTAAATACAGAATTACCTGATTCTATTTCTCCTGAGGATCTTGATAGTAACGACACGGAAAAAGTTGTCAGTATAAAAAAGAACCAAAAAATAGAAATTGATTTCTACCCTGAAATTGATATGACCTAGAGATTATCAACGACATTTGTTAAACTTGTTTTGTGAAGTCTTATAGGGTTAAAAACTTTCTTTTAACAATGCAATCCAATTGGATGATCAATGCACCGTTGCATAAAGCGGTGGTTGAATCCTATAACGAGATTGCAGGTTTCGGCACATCTAGGGGTGTGGGCAAATTACCAAAGACCAAACTTCATAAACATATCAAAAGAATCCATCCTGAGATTTATCGAGTGCCTCTTTTTCGTAGGCAATTCTGCAAGATGTTGATGGATGAAATTGACGGCATGAAAGAACATATTGGGTTTACTCCCAATCCCGATGAAGATGAGTTAAGACAAATACCTGAGATTGTACTAAAAGAACATGTTCCTGAGATTTATCGCAACATGTGGTTTGTGGTACATACAGTTCTTAATCCTATCTTTCTTGCTATATGGCAACGCCAAGTTAGCCATGCATCAACCATACAGATTGCTAATTACAATTTAAAAGATAAGCAACAAGGCAATTGGCATCACGATCAATCGGCTGATATATCGGTGGTAGTTCCACTAAACACTGGTGACTACAAAGGTGGAGGAACCGAGTTTCATAATTATGGCGTGGTTGATCCTTTGCCAACAGGACATGCTCTGATATTTCCTTCCTTTACACACATGCACAGAGGGCTCCCAGTAGAATCAGGAGACAGATACTTATTAGTCTTTTGGTTGTATGCAAGACCTAGAGTACAAGATCTTTATTTATCAGAACCTACTATCTTAAATCCTCTAGGCTAACGATCTGCTCACCTTCTAAATTAAATGGTTTGAAGTCATCGTTCTCAATGCAATAAATCATTTTGTGTAACGCTTGTTCGTTCTTAGCAAGACCATACTCCAATGCTTCGGGTGACATTTCATAAACAGCGTAAGGATAGGGGTGTTGCTTTTCTTGTGCTAAAAACTTAAACCCTTTACAGGATAATCCTAAAGACATAGCAGCATGTGTATATAAAGCAGCTTGCATGTGATAGTTAAACACATTGATGGCAGACTTAAATCCTCTAGGCGATGCATCTCTACAGGTTTTTAAATCCCAAACATATTCGCCATCGTACCAATCAAAGCGTGATTGAAACTCATAACCATGAAAGTAATAACAAACGGTGAGCTCCACTTTATGTTCAGGTTTAGGAATAAAGTCTTTGACAACTTCTCTTCTTTCCATGCAAATGTCATATAGATCTTGGGTAATCGGTGTGCGACCTTCGACCTCTTCTAGGAAAATGGCATACTCTTCTTTGCCTGCTTTGGTTCTTTTATCTATTCTTGGTTCAATAATAAATTCATTATTAAAATTGTGATGTTCTAAAAAAACCGTGTGTTGTACTCTGCCCTCAAGCAGTGCTGGTGATTCTGATAAACCTTTGGAATGCTTCCATGTATACGGACAGCGGATGAACGATGATAAGTCGTGAGACCTGTAAGCCCCTATGTTAGCATATTCTTCGTAAGGTATATTCTCGTAGTAGCCTTCTTTAAATTCCATAATTTTATTTATTGTTATAATGATTGCGGGGCAAAGATAAAGGAAAATACCCCCTAACTGACTTCTCCTTAATCTCTCTCACTTTGCCCCAACTTTTCTGTTGTTATTAATCTTTTAAGGTAAAATTCTGATTTCAATAAATCAGTTACTAATCCCTTTCTTTTGTATCTCCAAACATACTTAATGATGTTTCCTTTTAAATAACCACAAAACTCTTCGTGAGTCATGCTGGCTTCAATAGCATCTATGCATTCAATAGAACCTTGGTAATGTTCGGGGTGATTGACGGGATCAGACATAGGATTTGCGGGAGCTCATGAAGATATGTTTTTATATTTCATATAATAAGAGGAGGTAAGCTCCCGCAAAAAGGGATTGTGCGGATGTATAGTCGGTGTTTTAACATAAGGAAAAAAAATAGCTACACCCGCACAAAACTAATTAGAAAGGAATCTCATCCTCAGAGACTTCTTTCTTAAATTCATCTAAACCACCGCTAGGTGTGCTTGCAGATCTGCTTGGTTGTTTCATAGCTGCTGAAACTTCAAACGATTCTTCGATCATGGTTTGCATCCATTCAGGGAAAGAACCAAATATTTCAATCATCTTAGAATCGCCCTTAGCATATTCATCAATGTCGAATGCTTGCTGTTCGTTTTCAGTGTTGGTTTTCTTTGCACCACCATCGGGTTTGAAAACAGAAACAACTCTAGCTTTTCCTTCATCGGAATGTTCCACTTCTAATTGAGCACTGACACCTAAGATATTTAAAAGATCAAAACCTTTGAGTTCCTCTTGAGTAAATGATTTACCTCTCCAAGTTTTTAAATCTTTAAATAAAGTGCCATTCTCGTTTAGCGTAAGTGTGTATTTTTTAGAAATGGTAAACGGTCTGCCGTCTCCCATCTTTACTTCAGGCAATTCCCAATAAACAAAAAGCACATGCCTTTTCTTTGGTGGGTTGTCTTTGTATTGTTCTTCCCTAGTACCTGCATCTATTAATCTGTAACAGACTGCTAGATGTTGACCAGCTGGAACGACTTCGTAATCGGTATCTCCCGAACTTACAGTTAAACTCATAATGACCTCCTAACTATTTTGATTAATTATGATTTGTAAAATTATATACAATTGTGTAATATTATCAACAAGTAATTTTAGTCAATCATTTAGGGGCATACATGGGATTAAAAGTATCACAACCAACCAAAAATTTTGATAAGCCATTTTTCACCGATTACCGAACCGAGTTTGAAAAGTTTCTCTTTGACAACGGCTTAGAGCCTGATCCAAAAAAAGGCTTGGTCACCGATGGTTCTGTCGGAAGAGCTTATGTAAACGATGGAGGGAAACGCAAACTCAGTGGCTGGTATCAGCTATGGCTGGATCAAAGCGTACCCTTTGGTCGTATAGGTGATTATAGAATCAGTCAGGATCAACCGACTGCTATATGGAAACCTGAGAACAGAAAGCGACATACCATCTCTCAGGCAGAGAAAGATGAGATTAAGAAACTGCAAGAAAAGGCAGAGGTAGAAAAACAAGAGAAACATAGTAAAGCAGCTGTTCGTGCACAGAGTTTGTGGAACGCTGCTCAGGATTGTGAAAAGCATCCGTACCTAGAGAAAAAGAATGTTCTTTCTTATGGTTTAAAACAAACCGATGATGACTTATTAATTATACCGCTGCTCTCGAAGGAACTCGATATCGTTGGTCTACAGTATATTGCTCCCGATGGTACCAAGCGATTCCTCACTGGTTCTCGAAAAAGCGGTAGCTTTTTCATTCTCGGCAAGGAGATCCTAAAGTCAGCCGATACGATTAACTATTGTGAGGGCTATGCGACAGCAGCATCTTATTACCGAGATTATTCACAACCCGTTATTGTGGCATTTGATGCTTACAACCTTTCCGCTGTCGCAGAGAATATCTTCGATTATTTTTCTGACAGACGACACATATTCATTGCGGACAATGACGACAGCAAGACAGGAGAGAAGGAAGCGGTCAAAGCGTGTCAGCTCATTCACAATCGCAACGGTAGGGCTGAGGTGCTGATACCGACTTCTAAAGGGGACTATAACGATCATGCTAGTACAAGCGGAGAGGTGTTGCCCGCATTAAACAAAGTGGAGCTCCCAGTAGACTATGATTTCAATAGGTCTGCAACAGGCAGGTTTTTAAATACCAAAGACAATATCAATGGCGTGTTAACAACTCAAGGTATAGCGTGTCGATACAATGTGATCAAGAAGCGAATGGAGATTGAGGTTCCCAACATGACCTTTATTACTGATATGAAGGAAGAGGCATCCTTAATTGAGATTGAAGATCGTTGCATCAACATGGGTATTCCGCATACCAAGGTTCGTGACTATTTAAAGATCTTAGCTAAAGAATACAACCCTGTGGCTGAATGGATTGATAGCAAGCGTTGGGATGGGACATCACGATTACAGACTTTCCTTGACTCCATCGTGTCAACGAATGAGGAACTGAAAGACATGTTGATGAAGAAGTGGCTCATCTCTTGTGTCGCTTGTGTGTACGAAAAGAACGGTGTGGAGCTTGAGGGGATCTTGGTGCTACAGGGTGCACAAGGTCTTGGTAAGACACTATGGTTCAAGCGATTGTGCGACTACGACAAGGGATGGCTGTTAGAGGGTGCAACCCTGAATCCTAGCGATAAGGATTCCGTTAAGCGAGCTGTAAGCCATTGGATTGTGGAATTAGGAGAGATAGAGTCTACCTTTAAAAAGTCAGACATTGATCAACTGAAAGCCTTTGTAACAGCAAGAAGCGATGAATTGCGGTTACCTTACGATAGAGCCTTTACGACCTATCAAAGACGGACAGCTTTCTATGCATCCGTGAATGCGAAAGAGTTCTTGACCGATACAAGTGGAAACCGAAGATTTTGGACAGTCAGTGTGAAGGACATCAATGTCAATCATGGGGTGGACATGCAACAGCTATGGGCTGAGGTCAAAGAAACTTTGTATGTAGAAGGACAAAAGAATTGGTATCTCTCACCCGATGAGAGAGAAATGTTACAAGAATCTAATGAACTGTATAGAACACAATCAAGTGTGGAAGATCTGTTATTGCAACATGTTAAGTTCAACTCACTGGATCCCAAGCCAGTGCAGATGACTGAGCTCTTGCGAGACATGGGAATTGCTAATCCTCGTATGCCCGATTTCAAGGAAGCTGCTCGTGTCTTGCAGGAGAACGGTTGTGAACCTAGACGATCCAACGGTAAGAAGGTCTACGACATTAGCTACGACAAACCCAACAGCGACAACGACTTTACGAAATTGTTTTGATGATTCCACCATTCCCCATCCATAAACCTTCCGAACAAGATGGGATGGAGGATTTCCTATCTTTAAAGAAACAATCGTTTCTGCATTTGGTGGAACACAAACCTTGGACAAGCAGAAGCGAGTTGGATGATAAGCTCTGTTATCCGTTGGTGTTAGCCAAATCCAACATTGGTAACAAGAGCTCTAATTGCTTTCATTGGCAGGCTCGGATGGCTTGCGATAGCTTGACGGCACCCTCTCCCATTAGGGCTTGGTATGACCGTAAGTTACGCAAGAACATTGAAGGATCTGTTTACTATCAAGACAGCCATAAGTCAGCACTTACTATGCGTGGTTATACGGCATCGCAGTTTCGACCATCAGCAGCTAAGGCTTTGTATGAGTGGTTACAAGCCAAAGATGTGTACGATCCTTGTGGCGGTTGGGGTGATAGATTATCCGCAGCTCTTGCCTCTAAACTCGATTCCTACCATTGCCGTGATTTAAATCCTTTGGTTTTTGCTGGATATGCTTTGCAGCAGCAAAGCTATATCAGCACTACCCAAACGAGCTTTGAGTATCGTGGAGCAGAAGTCGACTGTCCCAAAGCTAACGCATTCGATTTAGTTTTTACTTCTCCTCCCTATTGGAAGGTAGAAAAGTATCAGGGAGAGAATCAATCGTTCCGTCAATACAAAAAGTTTGACGAATGGATGGAAGGCTTTTTATATCCAATGGCGACACACAGCTGGGAAGCTCTGAAAGACGAAGGCTTTATGGCGATCAATATATCCGATTGTTATGCCAACCATACTTACAACAGAATCTGTATGCCGTTATTAGACTATTGCATGAGTAATCTACCCAACTGTTCTTTTGCTGGTTTTATGGGCTACGAGATAACGCCTAGAAAGAATGGTGGTCCTAACGCTGAACCAATAGTCTTATTCAGTAAGAACAAATCCATTAACCTACACGAGTTAGCCCCAGCTAAACCGCAAGGAGATCTATTCGATGCGACCTAAGTATGAAAAAGAAAATGATTTACAGAATGAAAGGGATGTAGCTGCCTATCTTGAGAAGTTATGGACATGCGAGTTCATCAAGTTAGATCCGATCAAGTGGAAGATAGATTATTTAATTAAAGACCTGCAAAGAGATACTTTTTGCTGGGCTGAGGT